CTTGATGGCACAGGATTACGAGAATAAAAAAACAGATTCTTCTCCAACAACAGGTACGCAAGTTGCAAGTGCGGGTTCTTTGTCTGGTTTAGCAAATGATTTTAATCCGTTTCCTGTGGATGACGTGGAAGTCTCTTTTCCAGAGGTAGATCCTATGTCGGCTCAAGAAGCGAGTTTTGAGCAGCCCGGCACAGACTTTGCTAAGTATTTTGATCCTAATGCAGGATTAACGGAAGAGCAGTTAAGATTAGGTTTGCCGACAGATCCAGTGGATTTGTCTCGGTTTGAACCTGAAAAAGAATCTTTGAAAGACAGCCTTATAAAAGTTCTTGGTTCGGAAGACGTAGTATCTAAATTCTTAGGAATAGATCAAACGCCTCTTGGAGACGCAACAAAAAACATTTCGGAAGGTTTTGTAAGGGGCGTAGGTGCCCCTGTTAAGGGTCTTGGACAAACTTACGATCAGATATTTAGGCAGGATGATGATCCACTTACGCCTTATGATGAAAGCGGATTGTTTAAAACCGGAGATAAAATGCTTGGTTTTGCGGACGATATGTCTAGTGCTTTTTCCGAGATGTCAGACAGGTATGAGGGCGATCAGGAAATATACAAAAACCTTAAATCATATGAGGACGCCGTAGGATATGGACCCGGTCAGGTTGACAAAGCTCTTTTAGATGCTGCTGGTAAAAAACCGGGTGATATGGTTCAGATGGGTCAAGATAAGGGGTTTGATGCAAGCACTGCTGCTCAGAAGTCTCTTCAAGGAATAGGGTCCACGGCCCTTCCGTTAATTGCTTCTGCTATAAATCTTCCTGCTGGTCTTGGGTTAGCGCAACAATCTATCGTGGGTGAGATTTCTACGGAAACGGATAGGTTTATTGCGGAAGATCCTAGGATCGCAAATACACAACTTTATCGAGATACATTAGCAGCAAACAACGGAGACGATGCAGCAGCAAGAAAAGCAATACGACAAATGGTTCGTCCTGACACACAAAAAGCTGCTCTTGTGTTAGGTCCCGGTACGACGGCTGCACAATTTGGTTTGCTTAGTAAAGCCAATCCTCTTTTAGCCATAGCTGGAAGTGCTGGTGCGGAAACCATCCAAGAAGGTTATGGGGAAAGTTTTGCTAAGAACCGTATTCTTAACAAGTTTATGCCAGAGTTAAATTTACCTATGGATAAAAAAGAGATTCTTGAGGCGTCCGTTCCAGCGGCTGGTGCTGGTGTAACCGTTGCTGCGCCGTCAGGAATACAACAACTTACAACAAAGTCGCCAGATGTAACTACTGAAGGACCGAAGCAACCGGGTGGAGATCAAACATTTACTCCTACCAGCGCGACAGCAGGACAGACTGCTACAGATCCTCTTGGGATACAGACAGAGTATGAGAAAGCCGCTGGTCTTCAACCAGAGTCAGAAACATCTGCGGAATCGTTACTACGGCAACAGTTTGCAGAAAGCACATCTAATAACTCTGTGTTAGATTTCAAAGCAGCGGGAGAAGCGTTAGATGCGGCTGGAGTTTCTTTAAACGAGGAACAGTTAACCGAGTCTATTAAAACTGCTCAAGAACAACATACGAATGATTTGATTAGTCAATTCAGGCTTCAGGCTGAGGAGTCTGTTAGTGAGAACAATGAGCTAAAGGAAAACTTTATAAGCAACATGAAAACTCAGTTGCAGTTAAATACTGGCTTAGATGAAACAAGAGCAAACGACACTGCGAATAAAATTGTAAGTGATGCGTTTCAGAATAGGTTTTTTACACCTACGGGACAGAAACTTTATCAAGCGCAGCTAGAAGCGGCTCTTGAGAAACCCCCAACAGGTATTGAAAAGGCTATGTTTGTAAGGTCTCCAGACGTAATGACTAAAGGTCCGACTATGGGTACAGGTCAAACGGAAGAGCAACTACGGTTAGATCTACCAGAGATTGTTGGGGCTGGGATTAGTAATCCTTTTGCAGATCCTGAAGTAACTTCAGAACCAGAGATTGTTGTTTCTGCAAATGATTCCTACGCACCCGGTGACACAACACTTGATGATCAACTTGCAGAGTTATTACCATCCGCAACACCTAACTTATCTCCTTTTACGGAAGAAGGAAGAAAAGGGATTGCTTCCTTGAATACGCCAGCGAAACTGAATCTATCTCCAGCAGAAAACGTAGAGGCTAAAACATCTATCCCTGCTGTTGATAAGACAACACCAGCTTCACCGACACCGTTTACACCAGAAGGAAGAAAACAAATCGAGGCTCAGACAGGTCCATCTAAAGTAAATCTTTCTCCTGCGGAAAACGTAGAGGGGACGACAAATATCCCTGCGGTAGAACAAACTACTGCTGTTCAAGAAGAACAAACAAAACCATTTGTCCCTGTTATAGAGCAAACTATTTTACCGGGTGAAGATGATGAGGAAGAAACAGTCGAGGTAGAAGTTGACGACACAGTGGACACTGGGACAGATACTGAGACAGGTGCCACGGTAGAAATAGATCTACCATTCGTTGCTCCTGAAGTTACTACGGATGAAGATGGTAACAATTCTTTTCAATGTCCTGATGACACATACACCTTGGTGGCTGGTCCAGATGGTCCGATTTGTAAGAAAACCGTAGAAAGAAGCAGAATGAGAGCGGGTAGAAGTTCATCTCCATACACAAGGTTAAATATACCAGAAGGATATAGAGGACCGGGTCAAAAGAGAAAAACAGTTACATCTGTTGAGACAGCACCTGTTAGCTCATGAACCTACAAGCCCTACCAGAAGAAGCCTTAAAAGAAATACTGGCTCTTACAGAGGCTAAGAAAAGATTAGAAACGAGGGAGAAAGCGCAAGAATATTTCATGCCCTTTGCTCACCACGTTTATGAGAACTTTATCGAGGGTAGGCACCATCGAATTATTGCTGAAAAGCTAGAAAAGGTGGCTCGAGGAGAGTTGAAGCGGTTAATTATCAACATGCCGCCACGTCACTCTAAGTCAGAGTTTGCTAGTTTTCTTATGCCAGCTTGGTTTTTGGGTCGTAATCCCAAGCTTAAAATCATTCAGGCTACGCACAATACGGAGTTGGCGGTACGATTTGGTAGGAAAGTGCGAGATTTAATCGACGATCCACAGTATAAAGACATTTTTCCTGACACAAACTTAAAAGAAGACAACAAAGGTGCAGGAAAATGGCAGACTGACAAGGGTGGTGAGTACTTTGCGGCGGGTGTTGGTGCTGCGGTCACGGGTCGTGGTGCGGATTTATTTGTTATTGACGATCCGCACTCGGAGCAGGACGCTATGAGCGACAGTGCGTTCGATAATGCATACGAATGGTACACGTCTGGACCTCGACAGCGTCTTCAACCGGGCGGTTCTATTATAATTGTTATGACAAGATGGGGTAAAAAAGACTTGACAGGCCGTTTGATGGCTGCACAGGGCGGTGACACCATGGCAGATCAGTGGGAAGTAGTGGAATTTCCTGCAATTTTACCTTCAGACAAGCCATTATGGCCTGAGTTCTGGGAAAAAGACGCATTATTATCGATCAAAGCGTCACTTCCTGTAGGAAAATGGAATGCACAGTGGCAACAGACGCCAACTACGTCCGAATCGGCCATAGTTAAGAGAGAATGGTGGAAACCTTGGGAAAAAGAACAAATTCCTCCTATAAAATACATACTTCAAGCGTATGATACAGCGTTTTCCAAGAAAGAAACTGCTGACTACTCTGCTATTACGACTTGGGGGATATTTGAGCCTGAAGAAGGGGGTTCTGATAACATAATCTTGCTGGATGCCCAGCGCGGACGATGGAATTTTCCTGAATTAAAGGAAAAAGCTTATGAAGAACACGAGTACTGGGAGCCTGATATGGTGCTAGTTGAAGCCAAAGCAACGGGTACACCACTTATTGATGAGTTGCGGTTACGCGGTATTCCAGCCTTGGGTTTTTCCCCGGGAAAGGGTAAGGATAAGGTAAGTAGAATGCACATGGTTGCGCCATTGTTCGAAGCTGGTGTAGTATGGGCACCAACGGATAAGAAGTTTGCTGATGAAGTTATCGAAGAAGTTGTTTCATTTCCTAATGGCGATCATGATGATTTTTGTGATAGTATGACATTAGCACTGATGCGTTTCCGCCAAGGAGGGTTTGTTTCCTTGGAAGGTGAGAACGAAGAATTTGACGAGTACCGTCGTAAACGGGAGTATTATTAATGGCATTGCCACCGATTGTAGATTCAGGAATTGCAGCAGAAGACATGCTGCCAAACGAAGCCTCTGTGGACGTATCTGTACCACAACCCGAAACTTTCGAGGGTGGAGCAGAGGTTTTAAACGACGGGCAGGGCGGAGCAATCGTTCAGGCGTTGACTGAAATGATGGGTCAACAGGCTGCACCACCAGTTCCTCACAATGCCAACTTAGCGGAGATGTTAGATGAAGCATACCTTGGAGAAATTTCGTCAGACCTTCGGGCTTCTTATGAAGAAGATATGGAGTCCCGTTCTGACTGGGAAGAAACGTATACAAAAGGCTTGGACCAGCTTGGTGTCAAGTATGAAGAGCGCAGTCAACCGTTTGAGGGCGCTAGTGGGGTTACGCACCCGTTAATAGCGGAAAGTGTCACACAGTTCCAAGCACAAGCTTATAAGGAGCTTTTACCGTCTGGGGGGCCCGTTAAGACTCAGGTTATAGGTGTTCAGGACCAGACTCGTGAAGAACAGGCTCGTCGTGTCAAGGATTTTATGAACTACCAGATTATGGAAGTTATGGAAGAGTTTGATCCAGACATGGATCAGCTATTATTTTATTTACCCTTGTCTGGTTCTACCTTTAAAAAAGTTTATTTTGATGATGCCAAGCAACGTGCGGTATCCAAGTTTGTTCCTGCACAGGACTTGGTCGTGCCGTATTCTGCTTCTGATTTAGCTACAGCGTCTCGTGTTACACATGTTCTTCGCATGGATGCGAACGAAATACGAAAGATGCAGATTGCAGGATCATACAGAGATATAGACATTACTTCACCAGAAGACGAAGTAGGTGAAGTTCGTCAGAAGGTAGATGAGATTCAGGGTATTTCTCGTAGCTATTCTGATGACATTTACACAATACTGGAGATGCATGTTGATATAGACCTAGAGGGTTTTGAGGACATGTCTCCTACAGGAGAGCCGACAGGGATTGCATTACCTTACATCGTAACAATAGATGAAGGTTCAGGGCAAGTTTTATCTGTACGTCGTAATTTTGAAGAAGGATCTGGCCTTGCTAAAAAGCAGCAATACTTTGTGCATTACAAGTTTTTGCCGGGTTTAGGCTTCTATGGTTTTGGTTTAATTCACATGATTGGTGGCCTTGGTCGTGCGGCAACGAGTATTCTCCGACAATTGATCGATGCAGGAACTCTTGCCAACCTCCCAGCAGGATTCAAGGCCAGAGGCGTAAGGGTTCGTAATGACGATGAGCCGTTACAGCCGGGTGAGTGGCGGGACATAGATGCACCGGGTGGAGATATTAAGAGCTCCCTCATACCATTACCATACAAAGAGCCCTCTGGTACGCTTGCACAGTTGCTAGCAGCCCTTGTAGAAGGTGGTAGACGCTTTGTTTCACTTGCTGACCAGCAGACTGCTGACGCGAACGGTCAGGCCCCTGTAGGGACGACTGTGGCACTCTTAGAGCGTGGCATGAAAGTTATGTCTGCTATTCACAAAAGATTACATTATTCCCAGAAGCAAGAGTTTAGAGTATTAGCTCGAATATTTAGAGACAACTTACCACAAGAATACCCGTATGAGGTAGAGGGTGGTAATCGTATGGTCAAGGTAGAGGACTTCGATGATCGAATTGATGTTGTCCCTGTTAGTGATCCAAACATATTCTCGATGGCACAGAGGGTAACACTGGCTCAAACTCAGTTACAGTTGGCGCAGTCAAACCCCCAGATGCACAACTTACACGCGGCATATCGTAGAATGTATCAGGCTTTAGAAGTCCAGAACATTGACGAGATCCTCCCCCCGCCGCCTGAACCAAAACCTCTAGACCCTGCCATCGAGAATGCCCGGGCATTAATGGGAGAGATCCTAAGTACGTTTCCTGAACAGGATCATGACGTACATATGCGGGTTCATTTGGCGTTCACGAAAACGCCGTTGGTGATGACATCTCCACAGGTTATGGGTACGTTTTATGCTCATATTATGGAGCATGCGTCACAAAAAGCACGTCAGATGGTGATGACCGAGATACAAGAAATCATAGGTCAGGCTCAATTAGCGGCTCAAAGTGGGGCGATAGATCCTCAAGCAGCGCAACAACAGATCATGGAAGTGCAACAAAACATGCAAGACCCGGCTCAGATGGAGCAGTTGATCTCGTTGCAGATGGAAAAAATACTAGCAGAGATACTTCCTCAGTTAATGACACCGGGCGACGACCCAATGAACGATCCTCTTGTTCAGATCCGTATGCAGGAACTGGCACTCAAGCAACAAGACTTGCAGCGTAAAACAGAGGACGATCAGGGTAATATGCTTGTTGAGCTACAGAAAATGCAGCAACGTGCTGCTACAGATGCTGCTCGTATGGAAAGTCAGGAAGAGATTGCAGACAATCGTAACGAGATTAATCGAGAAAGAATAGAGGTGCAGCGTGAAGCCGTTGCTAAGAGGAGCTAGACATGGAAGGTCTACCAAAGGTAAGCATTGCTGTAGTTGGAGTTGTCATACTTCAAATCGGTGGTTTTATATGGTGGACTGCCCAGCAAGCTAGTACAATATCGGGGTTGGAGGAGACAGTAAATATCTTAACTGTTGAGAATAACGCCACTGATAAAACAAATCTAATTAGGGATGTGCAGCGTAATACGGATCACCTGCAAGAAATCATTGATATATTGTCAGAGTTTTATGAAGACATGGAAGACGCAGACAATGAGATATGGGACGACACAGACATGATTAAAGAGGATATGGGTGGCATGGATAGTAGTATGATGGAACTGAT